ACCCAATGGTTCTGTTTGGTTCAAGACTACATCGGCTAACTCAGGTGCTAACATTGTTGCAAAACTTTACTCTTCGGCTAGTGCAAGTTTCTCAGCAGTGGCGGCTCCATTGCATGATGATCACAGCACAGCGATCTTCAAATTAGATGCGGCAAACGGTGGAACAGCATTATCAACAGGAACACTGTACACGCAATTCAACATCACTGAGGAAAGCATGACAGCGGCAGACGCCCTTGACACTACTCCGAATGTTGGTGACTTCCAACTATTCAGATACGAAGGTGGCCAAACTACTGTTACAAGTTTATTAACTAGTCCAAGTTTCACAAGTTCAGAAACTTTCACAATCAAAGAGACAAGAAAAAATCAAGACGGTTTCAGTACAGCAGTCACAGTTACACTAGGTGGAACAGGTGCTGATGATTTTGTTGCGGCAGTCAATGCTAAAGTTAACGCTTCAGCATCAGCTACATCAACTACGGAACTGATAAATGTTAGAGCTAGTAAATTAACAACTGGTGAGATCGTGCTTACACACGTGCTAGGCGGTGACATCAGATTAGTAGACACAAGTGGTACTCCATTAGCAGATGCTGGTTTCAGTACAACAACAGCACATGATTATGGAACGTTCACTGCAACAAGTACAACACAGCTTGACAACTTGTACAAAATTCCAACTGGAGATTCTATTGACTCATCAGCCAACAATGCATTGTTGATTTCAAACTGGAAGAGATTGAGCTACACAGCATCGCTGAGTGCACCAACTAATGAACCAGCAGACGGTGCACTATGGTATCACACTGCAACTGACGAAGCAGACATCATGGCACACAACGGAACTACTTTCGTTGGTTATGCAACAGCATACTCGACCACAGATCCAAATGGTCCACAGTTTTCAGCAACAGCACCAACTTTACAATCAGATGGTACTGCACTTGTAACTAATGACTTATGGATTGACACAAGTGACCTTGAGAACTATCCAAAACTTTACAAATACAACACAGCGGCGACATTGAGTTCAACAAACACAGCGAACCAAGTGGCAGTGACCACATCAGGTGCGGCATGGGAGTTGGTAGACAAAGCAGATCAAACAACAGAAGACGGTATTGTGTTTGCAGATGCCAGATATCACACAGCGGCTGACAAAACGGATTCATTGGAAACTGGTGGTGCAGGTTCACCCAGCACAATCAAAAACTTATTGAGTGATGGTTTCCTAGACCCGGATGCTCCAGATCCAACTTTATTCCCACAGGGTATCATGCTTTGGAACACTAGACGTTCTGGTTACAATGTCAAGGAATACAAAAACAGTTACATCACAACTACGAAATATCCAGGAAGCGGATCAGCAGGTTTAGGTAACATCAGGACTAGTAACGAGAGTGTATCAACTTACTTCCCTGACAGATGGGTTACTAAGTCAAGCAACAACGCTGACGGTTCTGGTTCTTTCGGTAGAAAAGCACAGAGAAAAGTGATTGTTGAGCAACTTAAATCAGAGATCGACACCAACCAAGCGATAAGAGAAGACCAAAGAGGTTACAATGTTATTGCTACACCTGGTTATCCGGAATTGATCCAAAACATGATCAACTTGAACACTGACAGGAACAACACAGCGTTTATAGTAGGTGACACACCATTGAGATTAGCAGGCAATTCGACTGCTATACAGAACTATGCTAACAACACAGCGGCGGCACTGGACAACGGTGAAGACGGTCTTGTGAGTGCAAGTGAGTACTTGGGTGTGTTTTATCCATCAGGATTGACAACAGACAACACAGGCAAATCAATTGTTGTTCCACCATCACACATGATGTTGAGAACAATAGCAAACAACGATAACATCGCTTTCCCATGGTTCGCACCATCAGGAACGAGAAGAGGTGTCGTTGACAATGCTACAGCAGTTGGTTTCATTGAGGCGTCTACTGGAGAATTCCAAACAATATCTGTTACGGAGTCAGTGAGAGATTCAATGCATGAAGTTAAGATTAATCCAATTACTTTCTTTGCAGGAGCAGGGATCGTTAACTTTGGTAACTTGACTAAAACATCGGCAAGCTCAGCGTTGGACAGAATCAACGTTGCAAGATTGGCAGTGTATCTAAGAACACAACTGGATGCTGTTGCTAAACCGTTCATATTTGAACCAAACGATGAACTGACAAGGAACGAGATCAAAGGTGCGATCGAATCATTCTTGTTAGAACTAGTTGGACAGAGAGCATTGTTTGACTTCTTGGTAGTTTGTGATGACACGAACAACACACCTACAAGGATAGACAGGAACGAACTGTACGTGGACATAGCGATTGAGCCAATCAAATCAGTTGAATTCATTTACATACCGTTGAGAATCAAAAACACAGGAGAAATTGCAAAATTAGGGAACTAATTTTCGATAAATAGGAGAAACACATGGCAATATCAACATTATCAAAATTTACAGTACCTTTAAGCAACGATCAAAGCTCAGCATCACAAGGTCTGTTGATGCCAAAACTTCAGTATCGTTTCAGAGCAATCCTGGAGAATTTTGGAGTATCAACACCAAGATCAGAACTTACAAAACAAGTTATTGATATCACAAGACCTAACCTTACGTTCGACACAGTGACGTTAGATGTTTACAACTCGAAAGTATACGTTGCGGGCAAACACACTTGGGAACCAATCACGATCACGTTGAGAGATGACGTTAACAACTCAGTGACCAAACTGGTTGGTGAACAGATCCAGAAACAGTTTGATTTCTTTGAACAGTCAAGTGCGGCATCAGGTATCGATTACAAATTCACGGGCAGAATTGAAATGCTAGACGGTGGTAATGGAGCAAGTGCTCCAAACGTTCTAGAAACATGGGAAATGTACGGTGCGTATATAGAAAATGTTAACTACAACACACTGGCATACAACACTTCAGAACCAGCAACTATCACAATGTCAGTGAGATATGACAACGCGATACAGACACCTACAGGTACAGGCATCGGAACAGCAGTGGCTAGAACGATCGGTACACTTTCAACAGGTGGTGGACAGTAATAAACAAAATTAGAGTTAGCATTTAATACACTGAAAGCGTCTTTATAGGCGCTTTTTTTGTGACTATAAATAACAGTATGCCAAGCATCAACAACTTCTTAAAAGGTTTCCAAGACGGTCTTCCAGGGATGAAGGACTACCAACACGCATCACGATTGTACATAGACAACAATTTCAAGTTGATGCCAAAACAGAAGTTCCTGTTCCACGTGGTCTTCAACACAGACGAGACCCTGTTCGTGGACGGCTTCAACGCCAACGAGAGGTATGAACTGAACATGCTGGTCAAGGCCTGTGACCTACCAAAATACAACATGAGCATGGAGGAGAAGACACAGTACAACAAGAAGATGTACACCACGACCAGGATCGCGTACGAACCAGTCAACATAACATTCCACGACGACCATGCAGATACGGTCAATGCATTCTGGAAGAAGTACTACGAGTACAACATAGCAGATTCCATTGGCATGAACAATGACCTGACCATATCCAACACCAAAGACGACTACTACGATTTTGGTAATGCGAGGGCCACAACCAAGTTCGGCCTTGACACTCCCAAGAAATCAAAGAAGCCGTACCTGAAGGGCATTGAGATATTCGTGCTACACAAACAGAGATTCACATCAATGACCTTGGTCAATCCTGTGATAGGATCATTCTCGCACGATAGTCTAGACCAGGCAGATGGTGCAGGCGTGATGAACAACACCATGCAGATATTATACGAGACGGTGATCTACAAGGCGGGCATAGTCAACAAGAACAACGTGCCTGGGTTCGCGACCGTACACTATGACAACTCCCCTAGCCCACTATCGGTGCTAGGTGGCGGGACAAACAGCATATTCGGACCAGGTGGTATTGTGGACGGCATAGGATCAGTGATGAGGGACGTGCAGTCAGGCAACATACTGGGTGCCATTCTCGGTGCGTCAAACACATACAACAACGCCAAGAAGATCAAAAAGTCAGCGGTCAAGGAAGAACTGAAAGGCATAGCCAAGGACGGTGTGCTGGAAGTGGGCAAACAGGCAGGATCCATAACCAACCCAGTGGCACAGTTCTCGGTGGGTGCGGCCATAGTGGGTGCGACTGTCCTTGCTTCGGCCAGGGGGACGTCAGACAACAAGAACCAGGCCAACAACACGGTGATCACAAATTCATCCCTGGACACCACTGCCTATTTTGGTGCAGACGAATCATTCAATCTCGTATCCAATGACGAGAATGTCCGAGACGAGATCGCGGCGTCTTTATATTTCAAGGACATAGGCTCACGTAAGGGACTGACCATAGCACAATCCAACCTGGAGTACGAAGCGTCATCTGACAACGTAAAAAATGTTTACACCAGCAAGTCAATATCAGACGTGAGGAAGTTGGTCACGGAAGGTTACATAAAGATAGATAGACGATCACAAGACGTTGAGATAGCAACAGAGAAGGCGGCATTGTAATGACGGAATTCTACACAAACCTACCACCAAAGAACAAGGACGAGTTGGACAAGACGATCGAGAAACTGACCACAACAGCTTACGAGACCGAATATCAATTCAATGCAGGGGAGTATGACAGCACAATAGCGTTCTTCGTCAAACGTAATTTCTCCAGGACTGCGGCGGAGTCAACCGCATACGCAATTCTCTCACAGGCCAAGATAGACGACATCAAACCACAACAGATACTGGATCAGTTGACCTACGCCACACCGGCACTGCTTTCTGAATTTATCACCATCATATTGAACGCCAACAGATACAAGTCCAGCAGGTTGGGTGTGAGGAAAGCACTGACCACCAAAGAGACTGTATCTAGAAACATCATAGACTAATGCTACCCAGATTCGCAAGAGGCAAGTTCTCCCCCAAGAATGGAGACAAGTACGTGGGCACCAAGACACCAACATACAGGTCAAGTTGGGAACACGCTTTCATGAGATTGTGTGACGAACATCCTAACGTGTACCAATGGGCCAGCGAATCAATAAAGATACCATACAGGCATCCGTTCACGGGCAAATACACAATTTACGTACCGGACTTCTTCATAGTTTACCAAGACAAGCAAGGCAAGAAACACGCAGAGATGGTGGAAGTCAAACCCATGAGCCAGACCACCATGGAGGCCGCGGGCAAGAGCATGGCCAAGAAGAAACAGGTCGTGATAAACATGGCCAAGTGGGAGGCCGCCAGTGCATACGCACGACAGAGGAGCATCAAGTTCAGGGTGGTGTCAGAAGAACAGTTGTTCCACAACGGCAAACGTAAGTAAATACGACAATGACAAAGAAGCTAGAAGACATCCTCAATTTACCAAACGTCAAGGAAGCATTCAAAGAGGTAGACAAGAAGGAAAAGGACAAGAAGATCAAGGACGCAGGCCAGGAGAATCCTAGTACCAAGAACCTAGATCCAAAGACACAGGCGAACCTGCAGAAGAGCTATGCGGAGTTTGACAAGATCGCGGCATCACTGCCACAGGTCAAAGGATTGGGAGAGATGTCTGACCTGGAGATGGACAAGCTGGCCATTGAGGCAGAAGAGAGCTACAAGAATCTCATGGACCTAGGCATGAACGTGGACTCACGTTATTCAGGACGTATATTCGAGGTAGCGAGCAACTTCCTCAAGAACGCCATAGACGCAAAGAGTGGCAAGATAGATAAAAAGCTCAAGATGGTGGAACTACAACTCAAGAAGCTCAAGCTGGACAAGGACGGGAACAAAGACGGTGGTCCAGTGGAAGAAAGCGACGGTTTCGTCATATCTGATCGTAACGAATTAATGAAGAAACTACTCAAGAAAGACTAAATATTGCATATGAGCACATTCACACAGTATCTTACAGAAGCGGCCAAGTCGTATGACTACAAAGTCAAGGTGGCAGGCACAATAGCAGACGATTTCAAGAACAGAATGGAAACTGCACTACAAAAATTTGAACTGGCTAAAATGTCAGCTGGTAAGAAAACACCAATACAAAGTTTACCGCTAGATTTTCCTGCTTTGAGCAACGAAGAAGTAACAATTTTTGATGTGACAACAAACTACCCATGTTCAGTTAACGTACTAAAAGAATATCTAGCAGACTACATGAACATAAATGCGTCTATGATAGTTGTTAGAAAGCCAGGTGAACCAACAGAAGAATACCAAGATCAAATAGCTGACGCAGGCAAGTCAGATTTTGCAAACAAACTAGCAAGTGTAGAAGAAAAATTTGAAAAGCATCCGGTCAAAGGAGAAGAGCATTTTGGTGACAAACACAACATGAGCTTGATGAAAGAATTACTTAAAACTAGAGATAGAAATCTAGGCGAAATAGAAAAAGGCACAGACAATAAAACACAAAAAC